ACCATATCTTCAACATGGATATTCATCCTGAAGATATGAACTTTGCGATGATTCCTGTAGGTAAAGGTGGTTTACCTCAGGACTATTATAGAGAGATGCTTATGGCCACATCTTCTCATAATAATGAATCTAATATTCCTGGACGAGAGCAAAAGTTTATTATCAAAGAGACCACAACCAATACTGTGGTTGGATTCATTCGGATTGGTTCGCCAACAATCAATTCAAAACCAAGGAATCTATGGATTGGCCATGCACCAGACTTGCGTCTGTTTAATCGCCATGCCGTCATGGGTTTTGTGATTGTTCCTACTCAACCATTTGGTTACAACTGTCTTGGTGGCAAACTTCTTGCATTGATGTGCTGTTCTCATTATATGAGAGAGTTTATCAGTGAAAGATTTGAGAAAGATATTGCTCTGTTTGAGACAACATCTCTCTATGGATCTACAACTACTGCTTCTCAGTATGACGGTCTCAAACCATTCATGAGATATCGTGGTTTGACTGAAAGTAAATTTATTCCCCTTCTTCATGACACTCAGTTTCACAAGTTGCATGACCGCTTCACTTATCTCAATGGCGGTAATCCTCTTACTGATAACAAGGCTTCCTCTAAAAAAATGAAGCGTCAGACAAAGATGATCTCTCTGATTAGGAATCATCTTCAAGACGATGCCAAACTTGCAGAGTTCAATGCAGTGATTGCTAAAGCATTCTCTCTAACAGAGAAGAAGAGATTCTATACTTCTGAGTTTGGATATGAGAATGTTCGAGAAGTTCTAGCAGGAGAGCAGACTCAGCTACGTCGTGGTCAGAACTGGGAGAAGCATGAACTTGATAACATCATCAAGTGGTGGAAAAAGAAAGCAGGTAAGCGTTACGAAAAACTTAAGTCTGAGGGTCGATTCCGTAATGAGATTGAACTTTGGACCGAAACCGATGACATTCAAATTATCCGATGAAGTGTGAAGTAACCCTATTCAAGGCAGGCACAGTGTTCAAAGAGAACATGGTCGCTAGAGATTATGAAGATGCAAAGAAGGTTGCGCTTGCTCGCAATCCTGGAGCAAAGATTGTTAGTGTCACTGCAGTATTCAAATGAAGTACGAACTCAAAGACTGGCTCAACTCAATAAACTTTAATAAGGAAAACCTTATTAAAGAAAACCCCGATATCATTAAACAATATCCACCATATATTGTGAACAGATGTTTGTCTGGACATTTGGACACGATCATGTTTGCTAATGAAATGAACAAGTATCATTTTCTAGACAAAAAGTTACAATATCAGTTTTATCTAAATAGTCTCAGGAAAAAGAAGAGATTCTCTCCTTGGCTTCGTAAAGAAGAGATCAAAGATCTCGATTGTGTAAAGCAATACTATGGTTATAGTAATGAAAAAGCACTGCAAGCCCTAAAGATCCTTACAAAAGAACAAATCGATTACATTAAATCTAAACTTGAGACTGGGGGTAGAAAATGAGTGTTGTGACAGAACCAGAAGTCCAGTGGTCTTCTGATAAAATGGTTGAAGTTCTTCTCAATGAACCTGATGATTTTTTAAAGGTTCGAGAAACATTGACTCGTATTGGCGTTGCGAGTAGAAAGGAAAAGAAACTATACCAGTCTTGCCATATTCTACATAAGCAGGGTAAATATTTTATTGTTCACTTTAAAGAACTGTTTGCTCTCGATGGAAAAAGAGCCAATCTTACAGTCAATGATGTTCAAAGAAGAAATAGAATTATTCAACTTCTAGTTGACTGGGGTCTAGTCGGTATTGTAAATGCCGATTCAATTCAAAATATTGCACCACTCAATCAAATCAAAGTTCTTGCATACAAGGATAAGAATGATTGGGTTTTAGAAACCAAGTACAATATTGGCAAACGAAAAAAAGTACAGGAAACCGAATAAATAATTGTGTGTCTTTCGTGCGGCACACTCTACAATCGGAACACCCTATAAAGAGGTACGGTTTTTACTGTATCTCTTTTTTTCGTTTTGTGGTTAAATAGTATTGGATGCCTTCGGGGTCCACACAACGCAATCTCGCTTTTAGGAGAGCTAAAGATGAACAGCCTTACAAGGTACAATGCTGCCAATATGGATCAGTTGATGGATCGAATCCATCGAAACAGTATTGGAATGGAAGATTACTTTGATAGAATTTTCAGTCTTCATGAAACTACAGCAAAATACCCACCATACAATTTAGTATCGGTAAATACAATTGAGTCAAGATTGGAGTTAGCACTTGCAGGATTCAAAAAGAAAGAAGTCTTCGTATACACCCAAGATGGTAAATTATTTGTCGAAGGCCAAAAGGAAGATACGGAAACAGAAACTAACTATGTCCACAAAGGTGTGGCTCAACGGTCGTTTACACGTTCCTGGACACTCAGTGAAGACACGGAGGTTAGATCAGTTATTTTTGAAGATGGGCTTTTGAGTATTACACTTGGTAAGGTCGTTCCTGAAGCACATCAACGAAAAGATTATCTTTAAATCATAACAAAATAAGTATAAATGCGTATCGGTGGATACAAAAGTGTATCACAGTGATACACTTTTTGCTATATAATTATGTACTTAAGGAGGCATTGTTATGAACTTCACAGTACCAACAGTAGTTATTGGATCAACTCTAACTCTTTTTAGTTGGCTGGTCCTTTCCCCCATCGTTCCCTAATCCACCACCTATGTCAATATTAGCAATCGTCGCAGCACTAGCAGCAACTTCCTACGGAGCATACGCACTCACACCTAAATAAAACGGGCACTCAAATATCGTCGCCTGACCCCGCTTGACAAAGACCAAGCGGGGTCTTATAATATAAAAAAATCATCCTCTCATGACAGTACAAGTAGTTTATCTGAATACAGGTGAACATATCATTACCGATTTGGGTAGATATGTTGATAAAACAGATGAGCAAAATAAAGTTTATTTGTTTAGAAATCCATTACAAATTGAACTTCCTACTACAGAGTTTCTTTTGACTGAAACTGCCGAAGTAGAGCCAACTAATGATGTTGAAGTTCGATTTATTAATTGGTTGAGGTTTTCAAAAAACAATGAATGTTTAGTGGAACTTCAAAATGTGGTTAGTATTTCAGAACCACTTGATGAACTCCTAGAATTGTATCAGGAAGCCATCAACTCTGGCGGACACACTCATGAACGTACATCTCTAATTGAAGAATAATGATTGCCATTTTGCTACTGAAGAACGATACTGTTCTCATCTCTGAATTTAAAACACAAGAAGTAGAACCACTTTCTGGTCAACCAGATTACAGTCTCATCAACCCAGTTCGTATTTTGGGAAAGCATGAAGAACCTGATCTCCTCAAGAGACTTGTAATTTGGCCTGATGAAGATCTAACATCGACAAGAAATATCCCAATTTATTCTGATGATGTGTTGACTGTAGTGGAACCTCATGCTAAACTAGTGGAGGCTTACAAGGATCTAATCAAGTAATGCGATTTTATACCAACGTTCAGATGGTCGGAGACCAGTTTCTAGTCCGTGGATTTGAAAATGGTCAACGCTTTCAAATTAGAGAGAAGTATCAACCAACTCTATTTCTCCTTTCAAATAAAAAAACAAAATATAAAACGTTGGATGGAAGATATGTCGAAGCAATCAAGCCAGGATCTGTAAGAGAAAGCAGAGACTTCATCAAAAAATATGATGGTGTTGAAGACTTTGAAGTCTTTGGCAATGAACGATTTATCTATCAATATATTTCAGACCAATATCCCTCAGATCAAATTGAGTTTGATATTTCTAAGATTAGTCTAATCACAATCGATATTGAGGTAGCATCTGAGAATGGATTCCCCGATGTGGAATCAGCAGCCGAAGAGATTCTACTCATTACGATTCAAGATTACACTACCAAAAAGATTATAACATGGGGAGTTGGTCCTTTCCAAAATAGACAGAACAATGTTCGATACATTCAATGTGAATCTGAGCAAGAACTTCTGAATAAATTTATTGGTTGGTGGATTGAAAATACTCCAGACATTGTGACTGGATGGAACAATGAGATGTACGACATCCCATACATTTGTCGCCGCCTTGATCGTGTTCTTGGAGAGAAACTAGCTCGTAGAATGTCTCCATGGGGACTAGTGACTGAGCGTGAGGTTATTGTTCGTGGTCGTAAGCAAATTGCATATGACATTGGAGGAGTAACTCAACTTGACTATTTGAACTTGTATCGAAAGTTCACTTATAAAGCGCAGGAATCTTATCGTCTGGACTATATTGCAAGTGTCGAACTTGGCCAGAAGAAACTAGATCACAGCGAGTTTGATACATTCAAAGACTTCTACACTAACGGTTGGCAGAAGTTTGTTGAGTATAATATTATTGACGTAGAACTTGTTGACCGTTTGGAAGACAAGATGAAACTGATTGAATTGGCTCTGACTATGGCATATGATGCTAAGGTCAACTACAATGATGTCTTCTACCAAGTGAGGATGTGGGATGCGATTATCTACAACTATCTTAAGAAAAAGAACATTGTCATCCCTCCTAAGAAGGGTAGTGGTAAAGATGAAAAGTATGCTGGTGCATATGTTAAAGAACCTATTCCGGGCCGTTACGATTGGATTGTCAGTTTTGACCTCAACTCCCTATACCCTCACCTCATTATGCAATACAACATCTCGCCAGAGACGTTGGTTGAGCAAAAACACCCTACGATAACCGTTGACAAGGTTCTCAATAA